GCCGCCCTTGCGACCGACGGAAAAGCCTGGATCAGTTCGCCGACCGAGAACGGAAGTTCGAGAAAATTCGCCAACGAAAGGTCGGGTTCGACGAAAGAGATCGCCCGCCACGTCGCTTCGGCAAGGCGCTCGAGCTGGGTCTCGTTGAGCCGCGCGACGGATTCGCCCGACATCGAGGCTCCGCCGGCCGCCAGATAGATGTCGAACAGCGCCGGCTGGATCGCTTTGATCGCGCGGAACGGCAGATGCGGGACCGACCAGATCTTTCCGCCAAGCGATATGGCGAAGGTCTCCTCGCTCACGCCGCGTCTCCGAAGTTGAAGGTCATGACCTGGCCGGCCGCGTTGGCGAAGGCCTGGAACTCGAAGTCCGGCTTGGCGAAGTCCTCGATATTGGTGTCGAACGAGAACTTGCTCGCGACACACTGATTGAGCGTCACCGAGAACTGCGCGTTGGTTGTCGGGTCGGTCGCGAACAGCAGGGCCGAGAAGGTCGACGTCGGTCCGACCAGCGGGTTGCCGATCGCCAGGCTCTGAGTCGTCGTCGCCGTTTGTGCGTAGGTGTAGGAGATCAAGACGCTCGCCCCCGCGTCTCCCGAGAAGAAGGTATAGACGCCCGTCGATCCGTTGAACGTGTATTGCCCTGCGGCGGTCAACGTCGCGACGTTGAGCAGCGGCAGGCCGCTTGCGGTATAAACAACCCCTTGGTCGGCCACGAAGTGGGCCGAGTTCGTGACGGTGATCGTATACGGGCTGGCGGCCGGAACGTTATGCATCTCGGCGAACTGGGATATCGTCGAACCAGCGATCGGAACCTGATTGTAGAACAGGCGACCGAGGGCTTGCCCACTGAAGCGCGCCAAGGACGCCTTGCACGTTACCTTACGCGTGCCGGATCCGACGGCGACCGGGAACGCATATTGGCCGTAAAGTTCCTTGACGCTGACCGACGTGTCGACACTAACCTTCTGGACCAACCCGAAGTTGATCGGGGTCGGGTTGGCGACGTTCAGTTGCGTGCCAATCAGCACGCCGGAACCGAATACGAACATGAGGGTGAGCTCCATTGAAGGATTGATATGAGGATCGCATCGCAGCCGACAAAAAGGCGCAACGCATCGCGGTCAGATCGTCAGCGGAACGAGGGTCGCGAGGGCCTCAAGGTTCGATCAGCCGCACGGAGACCACCGCGAGGCCGTCGCCGTCGAGATCGCCCGTGTCTCGCACCGGCACGCTTGTGATCTTGCAGTCGTACACTGCGCCGCCGAGGGTCTGGCGGCCGAGGCCGACGTTGGAGGCGGCAGGCGCGAGCGCCGCGTCGATTGCGTCGAGAGCATTGTTGATTGCGGTCGCGCCGGGCGTTGTCGGGTCGCGGGCGTCGAAATAGAGGAAGAGCTTCGCTTCCAGCGTCCGCTTCGGTGTCGCGGGCGAGGCCCATTGATAAGTTTCCGGCCCCGATTCGAGCTGGAAGAACGCCGGACGCAGCGCGGCCGGAACTTCGCTCCAGAGCTTCATTCGTCGGGACGCGAGGCCCCACGGATAGGCCGAGGAGACGGTGGCGAACAGTGCCGAGAAGGCCGCTTCGCGGGTCATGCGCTTCCCCATGCCTCGGCCGCGGCGTCGGCGAGCGCCGCGAGGATGTCGTCTTTCATGTCCGCGAGCGCCGAGCGCAGATAGGATCGTTCGGGGATCAGCGACCCGGGGTGCGCGACTCTGCGAGCAAAATGCTGGGTGTCGCCAACAACGAACGCGAGCACGTCGGCCTTCGCGGGCAAGATCTCGTGCGCGCTCGTCTTGCCGCCGTACTCCTGGATCGCCGCATATTTCACGTCGCCTTCGGAGCCGACCGAAGCGAGAACCCCGTCCGCGTCGGCAGAGACGCTGGCGGTGATCGAATCGCTGAGCGCACCGGTGCGTGAGTTCAACACGGCCCCGGAAAGCTTGTCGTTCTTGACTAGGTCCGCGAGCGCCGCCGCGAGTTCGGCCGCCTTGGCGCCGAGCGCCGCTTGCAGTGCCGCGGGGTAGCCGTCGAACTGTGCGCTTGTTTCCTCGAGACCCTCGAGCGCGAGCGCGAACATCAGAGCGTGACCCGCTTATAGGGTTGGAGCATCGCCTGGATCGGCGCCGACATTGCGCTCATGTCGTAGGCGATCGTTTCCTGACCGCCTATCGCCTTCGACTTGAGTCCGATGCGCTCGGCTGCGCGAAAACGCTCAGCCGCCAATTCCAGGGTCGCCTGCGCGATATCCTGCGGCACGTAGCCGTAAGAGATGGAAACCGATTGGCCCGCGTCGGCCGCAGAGAAGGTGTATGTCCCAGCGCCGACTATATATTGGCCAGCGGCTGGCGAGGCCGAAACCGGCGTCAGGGGCGCGCCGGTCGCAACGTAGGTCACGCCGAGATCCGATCCCCACGGTCCGTAGGGTGAAAGCGCCGAGAGCTGGAAAGGAGCCGCGGCGGGAACGGATTGCGCCTCGTTCTCGATCGCGTATCCGGCGCTGTAGGATACAACGAGACTCTGCCGTCCCGGCCGGTATTGATGGCCGAACAGATCGAGCGCCTGTGGCCGGCCAGGCGGAACGCCGTCGCCCGGCTCGAACGCATAGCCGATTGACGCCTCAAGGTCAGCGTTCTCGTCGGGTGGAACAGCGATTCCGCGCCATGTCACTGAGGTCACCTGCAGCACCGGCCACTGCCTCAGCGTGACGCGACAGGTCTCGAGATCAATCGTCTCTGTGAAGGAGAACGGCAACAGGCTGGGGCGGCTCAGCGCCGCATAGACCGAACGGCTCGCCGCTGTGACCAGCGCAGCGAGCGTCGCATCGTTTGGGCCCGGCGTGGAAGGCAATCCGAGCCAGGCCTTCAAGGCCGCCAGATTGGTCAGATCGAAAGGCGACATACAACGCTCGCATGATACAAGCCGAAAACGAAAACGACCGCGTGCGCTTCGGCCGCGCCGACTCGCTGGGCGCGGCCGAGCGTCAGCCGTTACCGATGTTGGTCAGAATGCCGACGCCAAACGGGGCGTAGACGGCGAGGACCTCCTCGGTGTAGACGCCGAACTCGCGGCGGCGGGTATGGATCGGCCAATCGACGCGATAGTAGTCGCGACGCGTCAGAACCTCGGCGATATTGGGAACCTCGTTCGACTGATACCAGACCGGCAGGCGCTCGCAGAACGCCAGGATCGTGCCGGGCGGAAGATCCGGATGCACCGGCATGGGGATCTCGACGCCGGTGAACGGGTTGTAATACCAGCGCACGACGCCCGAGGCGGTGAACTCGTAGGGCGCGGACTGAGAGGCTTCGACGTTGTAGCGAACGAGAGGCCCCGACGCGTTGGTCAAGCACTTCGCCGTGATGTTCTTTTGCTCCTGCGCATTGACGTAGATCACCGTCGGCGACAGCCGATAGGCGTTCCACATCTGCATCAGCATGTTGTCGATCTCGTTGATCGATCCTCGGCCTGAGGGCGTAAGGAAAGTGCCGGTTCCCGCCGTGCCGGACGCCAAAGCCTGGACGTAAGCGCTGTTGACCGGATTGAAGCCGACCGTCAGCAGGCCGTCGAACGCGAGCTGATTGGAGGAATTGTCGGCCGTGATGACGGTCGCCGCCTGCTGGCCGGTCGTGAGCGGCGTGTTGAAGGCGGCGCTGTTGATCGTGGTTATCGCCTGCAGCGTCTCGGAGCCTGCAGTCCCCACATACCACGCATAGGCGACGGCGCCGTTGACGACCGGTGCAGTCGCAAACAACGTCTGTCCGGCTGCGACGGCCTGAGTGACGTTGTTGCTGCGCAACGAGGAGCCGCCGTTCAGCGTATAGGTGTTGCCGTCGTTGCCGGTGATGGTCTTGGTCGTGGCGACGCCGCCGGAGAGGCTCGAGTTGCGGTAGCCCTCGAACGTAAGACCGACGACGATCACCGAATACGTCGCCGCTGGCAGGGTCCCGCCCGTGCCCGAGGCGCTCAGAGTGGGATTGCCGGGCTTGCCGAGCTGGAGCGAAGTGTTGCCGCCAAGCAGCGCGGTCTCCTCCTTGCGCATCGTCTTCTGCAGGATGCGCAAAGTGGCCGTGGCGTTGACGTCTTCGAAGCCCTGGGCCGCAGCCTCCGCTTCGAAAGTCACCGTGTCTTCTTCTCCAAGCGTCATGTAAGGGGCCACGTTGAGGACGGCCTGGTAGCTCATGCTGGCCGAACGCTGGCCTTCCGGGATCCAGCCCATTGCGTCGAAGCCGGAGCCGGTCACGGAATAGATCGCGCGCCAGCGAGCTGCATCGCCTGGATTGAGGCGCGCGACGCGCGGCACCGAGTTTCTGAGCGGCGTCAGTGTGGGATAGAGGTTCTTCGCCGGCGCTTGCAGGTCGTAAGCCGTGAGGCCGGTCGAGATCGTGACGTTCTTGGCGAGCGATTCTTTCATCAGACCCAGCGTCTCCTGGGTCGTTAGCGCGATGTTCATGAATTCAGTCCTTTGGCGCGGATAACGGGTTGGTGGGATAAGTGCATGGGGTTGACGGTCGGCGCGATTGCGCGCGGGACCGATGGGCGGCTGGGTGTAGGGACCCTAGAACCGAGGCCGCGTTCACTCGTCGAAATTCGGGCTGCGGAGACCAACGTTCCCGGACCTCATTCGCAGCGTTAGCAGGGCGGCCTCTTGACTCAGGTGAGAGGCTACGCCGCCTTCTTGAAATAGGGCAGAAGCGCGTTCTCGATGGCAAGGATGTCGACGCCGGCGGCAATGGCGTTGGTAGGCGCGCCCGCCGCGCAGATCGTCTGCGCCTGGGCGTAGGCGTTCCTGGCGTCTGCATTCATGGTCGCCGATATCGGCCCGAGAGCCGGCAGTGCGGCGCAGACGTTGTCGTAGGCAGCGGTGATGTCAGCCGTCGCTGCTGGCGTGAGCTGCCCGGTAGAAGTGCAGGCGGCGAGCGCGCCGCAGATGGCGACAAGACCGAGGATGGACTTGAAGGGAGTCATTCGGGTCTCCTTTGAGAGCGGCGGCAGTTGGATGACGGCTTTAAAAATCCGCGCTGGCGACGATCCATCCCGCGCCGCCGCCGCCTTGCAGCAGGGTCGCCTGGCCGGCGGTTCCGGCCGAACTGCCGCTGATGGAAATTGCGTTCGGCGTGTGCGTGGCGCCGGGGGAAATCGTTGTCGCCACGGCGGCGCCGGCCTGCATCGTCTTGAACGAACCGGCTGCGACGGTGACGGTCGGCGCCTTCAACATCTGCACGGGCGTCGCGATGTAGATAAGTTGCGCGGCGGCGCCGGTGTTGGCGCCCGCGCCGATCACGACGCCTGCCGCCGGCTCGGGGAGCACCCAAGCGTAGCGCTGGCACAACTCAAGCACGACCTGCGCGTCGAGGCGTTCGAACGGGGAGGCGCTCGAGCCAATCTCGAACTGCACTCCGTTGATCGATATCGAGTCGTCGGCGCCCGCGGTTCCGCTCGGCGTGAACGAAAAGAGCACTGCGAGCTGCGTTGCTCCGGACGGGATGACGCCGCTGAACTGGTAGCGCGTCATGGTCCGGGTCAGGGTCTGCGCGGCGTTGATCGGCGACGACGCCGAAGTCCACGTCCCCGCGATGAGGCTCGCCGCGCTCTGATTGGCGCCGGAGCCGGCGATCGCCTGCACGGCGAGCGCGCCGCCGGAATAATTGGTGCCGGCGCAGGCCCAGAAGGACAGCGTGACCGTTTGCCCCTGGCAACGCAGGGAATCGAGCGTCTCGATCACCTGCCCGAATTTGATCGTGGCCGCGTTGGCGTTGCCCGATTTTCGCGAGACCTTG